TCTCCGTTTCCGGGCGTTCTGTCCGTCACCGTAATCATGTCCACGGGACCGTGGCGCATGATGTTGCCGCCGTAGTCAAGGACGAGACAATTTTCTTTCCCGGTTTCGGGAGACAGCCTTGTTCCGCGCCCGACCATCTGGATCAGAAGTCCCGGCGAATTGGTCGGCCGCAGGAGAACCACGCAGTCGATGTTCACCGCGTCGAATCCGGTAGTCAACACATTCACGTTGCAGAGATATTTCAACGGCGGTTTCGGCGTTCCGAACAAATCAGCCGGAACGGTTTTGCCTTTAAACCGGTCGATGATTTCGGCGCGTTCGCCGGGAGACGTGTTCCCGGTCACAACAGCACATTCCATTCCAGACAGGGCTGAAATCTTTTCCGCAACATGCTTGCAATGCTCGACGCTGGTCGTGAAAATCAGCACCGATTTCCTGTTCTGCGTCAGGTCGACGATTTCCCGACAGGCGCGGTCGACAAGATCCACCCTGTCCATTGCCGCTGAAATTTCATCGGCAACGAATTCACCTCCTCGAACGTGCAGACCGTCCAGTTGCGCCTCCGCTCGTCCGGCTTTGGAAATCAGCGGTGACAGGTAACCCTGTGCGATCATTTCCTTGAGACCGGCCTCATAACAAACCGCATTCAGCAGATTTTCCGGCTGGCAGATAAGACCACCCTTGAGCCTGAACGGCGTTGCCGTCAAACCGATGAGCCGGACGTTCGGATTGATGACTTTCATATCCTTCAAAAAAGTCCTGTACATTCCGTCGCCATCCGGCGCAATCAAGTGTGCCTCATCCACGATTATGAGGTCGAACGCTCCCAGATCGCAAGCCTTGTCGTAAACGCTCTGGATGCCAGCGACTATGATGGAATCATCCGTATCGCGGGACTTCAGTCCAGCGGAGAAAATACCGATCTTCAGCTCCGGGCAGAGCGCGCGAATCTTCCCGGCGTTCTGCTCCAGCAGCTCTTTGACGTGCGCGAGGATGAGTACGCGCCCGTTCCAATTCTTCACAGCGTCGCTGACGATTTGCGCGATGACCAGCGATTTTCCCGTACCCGTCGGCAAGACCACGCACGGATTGTCGGTTCTGTTTCGGAGATGGTCGTAAACAGCTTCGACCGCCTCGGATTGATACGGTCGCAAGATCATTTCAATCCTCCATTAGAATCCCGGCTTTTTTCAAATCGAAAGCCAGCTGAAGTTTCACCGCTTCCAGTCGCCGTCTGTCAATGTGCTGCGTCATGCAAATCTCTTTGTCATGGTAGCCGTTCATATAGAGAAAGCAGACCAGCCGCTGGGTATCGTCCGAAATCATCATCACGAATTCCTGCACAATTTGGCATCGGCGTCCATTGTTTTGTCTTCTGTCCATTCTTTTATCCTTACATATGCCATGCCGTCCGGCAGCATCGGTTCTCGTTTTGTCACAATGAGTCGGTGAACTTGGGAATCGTCTTCGTACAGCCCTGCGTGAGTAAATGCGTCCAGCAGACACTTTTGACTGTTGTCAATGTCCCGTCTCCGGTTGTCCGGCGGATACAATTCGATGGAAAGTTCCACCGGACAGCGGAAGATTTGGACGTTTTCCGAACGTAACCGCGAGACGATCATTTCGCGATATTTCCGTCCATCACGGCTGATGAGGACTTTCGATCCCACATGCCGGTAGTAATGATTCACGCTTGGAGGCCAGGGCAGTTCAAATTCCTGCGTCACTTTCGCGCCCATGGCGGAGCGGCGTTCGCGGTTGCCTGCGGAGGCGGTGTCGCAGCAACATTGGTCGCTTTTGGCGCATAACTTTTGATTTCGTTGGTCATTTCATCGTCCTGATTTTTCTTGCAGCGGACGGTGATGACCAGCGGCAGATTATGCAGTTCAAGCGAGTCCCGTGGGGTCAGTACGTTGACCGCGCGGCAGATTGCCGAGAGATCGGCACGGGCCATGCGGACGGCATCCGGGTTCGGATTTTCAAGATTGAGACGCGCCCAGAGCTTGCGGTTCTTGTATTCGCCGTCAAGGATTTCAAACTCCAGCTGAAGATAGCGTCCCGTGCCGGAACGGGTCTCCTTCATTTCGGAGTCCGCGATGACGGCGTTGTACTTCCCGGCGGGGATGACCTCAAACCCGGCGCTCGGCTCGACTTCGTTTGCGTTGAAATTCAGAGTGGACATGGTAGTTGCCTTTCTTTATGCCAGCACAAAAACGTGCTGTTTTGTGATTACGGGTTGCCTGGGATTTCCGCCGGTCGCGACCGCCGGAGCGGACGGGCAGCGGAGATGCTCGAAGAAAACGAGGAACGGCATAAAGTCGTCCCGGACCATCCGGCACTGGCTTCCCTTCGGGATTCGGTGTCCGCAGAGGTCGCAGGTCATATGGCGATGCGTCGTAATTATTTTTTCGGTCATTTCTTCACCTCGTAGACCTTGCGTTCCTTGAACTCCTCCTGTTTTCCCTTGTTCCAGTTGGAAACCGGGCGGAAATATCCGCAGACGCGGCTGAACACTTCGCAGACGGCTTTGCATTTACTCATGATGATTCTCCTCGACTTTCCGATAGGCGTCGATAAAAGCCTGCCACGAGAGCGGAATTTCGCCGGGCAGACCGTAACGGTTTTTGGCGATGCAGGCCGGACTGCCGACCGTGCGGATGATGCGTTCGCCGCCGTCCACGCCGACAGGGGCCGCGATGGCCCGTTCGCCGCTGAACCCGGCGTTCTCCTTCTGCACACGGAACTTCTTGTTCGCGAAGAGAACGGCGTCCACCCATTCGGCGATGAGGCTGGCGGCGTGCTTGTGCAGACGCGGGGTGTAGCGGTCGTAGGCGGCGTTCTCCGGGTCTTCGAAGCGCTCCACTTTGGCGTGAGCGACGAGAATCACCATCATGCCGCGTTTCTCGCGCAGTTCGTTGAGGAGCGCGATGACCTTGCGCCAGTGAGTGAGGGCGTGGGTGTATCCGCGGCCGTAGCCGCCATCGGCCTTTTCGATGTTGCGGACGCCGAATTCACGGCAGACCTCGTCAAAGATAAGACGCTCCAGCCAGTCCGCCGAATCGATCACGGCGGTCTGGAATTCGTGCGGCTCGTCGCGGAGCGCAATCAGTTCCGCCATGACTTCCGACAGCGAATGCGCCAGCGGAAATTTCTTGCAGTTGATCTCGCCGAGGCCGTCCTCGGTCTGAACGAAGACGGCATTCGGTGCGGACGCGCCGAACGTACTCTTGCCTACGCCTTCGCTTCCGTAAATCATGATCCTCGGCGGCTTGTTTTCCCGCCCCGTCTGAATGTTTTCAAGCATTCCCATGGAAAAATCTCCTTAAAAGTTTTGGGTTGTTCTGTTGTGCGAACGGCGCGTCACCTCGCACCTCTGCGAATGCGGGCAAGAATACTGTCGCGGCCGGCGCTGAGTTCCTTGTCGGTGGCGACGAGGACGTTCATCTGGACGGGCTTCCCGGACAACGCGCAGGCGACAATCCGTTTTGCCCCGTCGAGACATACGCCGAACGGATCGAAAACTATCGGGAAATAACTGCGGTCAGGATTCCACAGCCCTTCCTCCATCGCATAGGCGAGTTCTCTCACCGTTTCATCGTTCCAGTATGAGGATTCAAACTCGCATTCCGACGCCAGCTCACCGGCGAATTCCGGCGTATAAATGAACCGCCGGTATTTGAACCGCTCGAAGGCCACGTCATCCAGAAATGCGGTTGCGGAATTGCAGATTCTGATTTCAGACATGATGCGCCTCACAGTGTATCGATGATTCGGGTTTCTTCGTAGCCGGTCGGCCAAATCCCGCTGGCACAGCAGCGCATGTAGCGTTCAAGCGCGGCCTCGTTCGTCAGCTCCGCAAGGTCGAGAACCTCGTCGGTCAGCTTCCACACGCCAGTCGCAAACGGTTCGTTCTTTTCAACGGCGATGACATGGACGGGGACATTCCAGCCTGTCGCTTTTCGGATAATTGCCCGGTAGAACGCCATCTGAAAGAGGTAGCCGTAGCGG